TCGCCAGAAGTGGGTATAGTGCCGGAATCTGATGATCTCGAGGTATTCCTCCGGGGGCGTCAGGGCCTCAAAAACCGCATAACTACGGGCTTTTTCGGCTCCCGAGGCTCCGGGAACGGTCTCGCCGCCGTCCCCGGAAGCGGCTTCCGTCAGGCGTCCCTCCGATGCATTGCACAGCATGTCTCGACACCATTTTCATTGCGCAACCAAAGTGTATCCCCCAACTGGCCGTTATAATACACGGGAAAACGGAAGTGGATTCGCTTCAGAATGCGTTCATTGGCCTTCTTATCAGGATAAATCTCGATGTAGTCAATGAAGTTCTGAAAGAACTCTTTCTTCTCCAGGTCGGTCATCTTATCATATACTCTGCTAAAGTGTTCGAGAAGGCGGTAAAGCTGCTGCCCCGTGATATGGGCACCATAGGCCGCTGTGATCTTGTCATTTACATCTTCTATGGTATCCTCCGCATCGCTGATCCGGTCGTAGAGGTTATCCATCCGTTCCTGCATGTCATTATATTTTCTGTCATAATGCCTGTCGTTGACATCCAGTTTGTCTAATGATTCTCCCAGCTTCTGTCTCGCACCTTCAAGTTGGCGAAGCTGGTTCCGGACCTGTTCCCGTTCTTTCTCCAGTTCAGTGACATCGACTTTTCTCTCCAGGCGCTCCCTGATGAATTCTGCAAACCTGCTGTCATTGACCATGTCCAGAACGATCTCCTCCACCCTGTGGTTCATCTCATTCTGGTTCAGGGAGAACTTGTAATTGCAGTTATGCTCTCCATCGATCTTCTTTCTGTGCAGGCATCTGTAGTAGAAGTCCACTTGGCTGTCGCCTGTTTTTTTATCGGTCCTCCTGCGAACGGTTCCGACAAGACCACCCCCGCAGACGGGGCAGCGGATCAGACCGGACAGAATGTGCTCGTGCTCCAGTTTGTGTACCCTGGTTTTCTTCTCGCTCGCCTCTTTCCGTCGTGCCTGTGCACTCAGCCAGAGGTCATCATCTATAATTGCCTCGTGTTTGCCTTCGGCCAGAAGATAGCTGTCCGCCTTCACCCTGTGATACTGGTCTCTGGTCCCTTTTACCTTTTCCGTCACGCTTTTCCCGTAGGCGATCTTTCCGGTATATACTGGATTAGCCAGGATCGTTTTGATCAATGATTTTACAAAATGGGTATTCTCCCGTTCGCGCAGCCTGCTTTTCTGGTAGCCATGCTGATTCAGATACCTGCAGATTTCCTCAGGTCCCATCCCTTCATTCGCATACAGTCTGAAGATAAGCTTGACAATCTCCGCGTCCTGCGGCTCGATTGACAACGAATCATTTTCCTTGTCGAGTTTGTATCCGAAAGGTGCCGGTCCGCCATTCCACTTTCCCTCACGGGCTTTCTGCCTCCGGCCTTCCATTGTCTGCACCAGGATATTTTCCCTTTCGATCTCAGCCACTGCAGAGAGGACCGTGATCGTCAGCTTTCCAGAATCTCTGGAGGAATCGATCCCGTCTTCCACGCAGATCAGGTTGACACCGTAGTCCTGGATATACTGGAGAGAATTCAGGACATCCGCGGCATTGCGCCCGAAGCGGGATAGCTTGAAAACCAGAATATACTGTACTCCGTCGCGGTCGCTGGCAACATCCTGCAGCATCTGTGTGAATTCAGGTCTCCCGGCGATACTCTTTCCAGACTTTCCGGCGTCACAGTATTCCCGGACTATTTCCATATGCTCGAATTCCGCAAATTTAGTCAGCCGGTCCCGCTGAGCCTCCAGACTGTATCCCTCTACCTGCATGGAAGTAGATACACGGATATAGATATAACATTTTTTGTTTTCCTTTTTCTTCTCCATCAATCCAGACCTCAAATGTGCATACTATAGCATTTTGAAATGAATCAATGCTTCTTTAATCGCGTCTTCCTTTGCCGGTGGGCAAACAGGTACCTTTTTGTCCGGATCAGCAGGTTTATGGTACTGTTCGCCCACCTCCAAACCATATTTCCGCTTGATCTGCGCTATATACAGAGATGATACTTTCAGTCCATAGTTATCCAGTATATACCGCTTCAACTCCGCGTAAGTAGCCTTTGTCCGCTCAGCCGACAGTTTCAGATTTGTACAGTCCAGCGTAAAGCAGAGCTCCTTTCCCGCAATCTCTTTCCTGTCCGCCTGTGGAGATTCTCCAAATTGTCCGGGGAAACGAAAGGAGATACTTTTCAGTATTTTTCCATCATGCCCTGCCTTCGGAAGTATCTCTATATGGTCGATGAAGAGGCGGTACATCTCTCTCCTCTCCTGATATGTCATCTTCTGATACAATATACTGAAATGGCTGAGCATCTTCTCAATCTCATCTGCGGTTCGAAGGTTTTCTGCAGCCATCCTCATCTGGTCATATATTCCGGCAATCCTTCTCTCCGTCTCTTCAATCCGGTCATAGTATAAATCCATACAAGATTGTATCCGGTCATATTCCTCTTCATAGCCATCTTCCAGAATATCCAGGCTGTCCATTCTCTCTCCCAGCTTTCGGACCTCCAGTTCATCATTCCGGAGTTCTTTTCTGCTCCTTTCAAGCTCTGCCTGAATCTTTTCCTCTGCACCATGGTCCCGGAAGCTGTGGCTGACGGCTTCACAAAATTCAGGGCGTCCGCAGAGGCTGTTCACGATTTCAAATACTGCATCATCGATTTTTTCCTGTCTGAAAGTGTGGGGGAAGGAGCATGTTCTTCCTTCTTCTTTTCGATAATTTCTGCATAAGTAATAGTGACTTGTCTTATAGTACCCGCCGTGATTCTTGTTTACCTGCCTCCTGCTTCGGGCAACCATGCCTGCTCCGCACAGGGGACATTTGATCAGGCCGGACAGGAGACCGATCCGCTCGGGCTCGATCACCTTTTTCCCCCAGTTGGAATTCTTCCTGCGTTTTTCCTGTACCTGCTCCCATTCTTCTACTGTAATAATCGGTTCATGCGTTCCTTCAACGGTGATCCTCTGCTCCGGATCCGGCTTGATAATACATCCGTTTCTGTCTTTTCTGTTTGTCCTCCGCCCGTAAACTAGCTTCCCACAATAGACAGGATTGTCCAGAATACGTGAAATAAACCCGTAAGTGAAGGGTTCCTGTCCGTCGCTGTCACCCTCTTCGTTTTTCCTGCGGAGAATGCCATTGTCATTCAGATATCCTGCCACAGATGTCACCCGCATATCATCCTGCAGATACAGGTCAAATATTTTCCGGACGACCCTTGCTTCATAAGGATCCTGAACAAGTTCCTGCTCCACATTCCGGTAGCCATAGGGAGCCGGGCCTCCGTACCACCGTCCGTCCCTGATCTTCTGTATCTTACCTGCCAGGAACTGTGCCGTGATATTCTCTTTTTCAATTTCCGCCACAGCAGACAGAATCGCCAATGTCAGTCTTCCGCCCTGGGTAGAGCTGTCGATTGCATCCTCGACACAGACCAGGTCCACTCCAAAGTCCGTCAACAGCTGCATGGATTTCAGTATATCTGCAGCATTGCGACCGAATCTCGACAGCTTGAAGACCAGCACAAATCTGATTCCGTCCTTCTGGGAAAGGATGTCCTCCATCATCTGCCGGAATGCCGGCCGGCCTTTTATACTCTTTCCGGATTTTCCTGCATCACAGTATTCACCCGCAATTTCCAGCTCGCGAAAGGCAGCAAATCCCCTCAGTCTCTCCAGCTGTGCCTCCAGACTGAATCCTTCTGTCTGGGCCGCTGTAGATACTCTTGTGTAAATATAACAACGACTCCTTTTTACCTTTTCGCTCATGATGTCCTTATGCTTTGGTTGCTCGCGATTATATTGTCATTCTGTTTGCTGTTTAAATTCTAATATAATTGCAGATCTTTATCAACAGTGCAATCATTCAAAAAGGAGCTGCATCGTCAACGATACAGCTCCAGAATATCTCATAATCCCTGATTCTTATCTTTAAAAGACCCTATGGAAGATCTATGGCAGGAAAACTCATGAAGTCACCAGGCCAACCAGTTCTTCCAATTTCTCTACACTAATATGCAGAATGCGAGCAACCCTCTCAGGCTCCAGTCCATCATCCAGCATAGCCTTTGCGTCCTCAATCAATCTATCCTTACCGCCCTGCTTATATATCCTGCTTGCTTCCGTTTCGATTATTTTTCCGCCCATAATCTTTTCCACTCCTTCCTTCACTCTCCTGTATCTTTCTGTCAGGGCATCTGATACGAGCTTAGCCATATCAAGAATGATGCGCCTCTGGTATGCAGAAAGATGATCGTCTTCCATCGCATCGTCAAGTCTGTGGATCAACTGGGATACTCTCTTCAATCTGTTGTTAGTCTCCTTCTCTCAGTTATTATTATATATCCAACGATTGGCAGTTCAAGAAGCCCCGGCGGCTACAGCATCGTCAACTGTCAGCGGCCTCTCCTGTTCAAGACCGTCTGCGCCTTCCTCTTCCTCGATCTCCGCGAGCACCTCATCCCCATACTTCTCGATCATTCGTGCAAGGAAAGAGGCACAGCGCTCCATATTACAGCGGCTGACCGTATCCAGATCCTCCTGACTGTATTTGTATTCACTTTTGCCTCTTACAAGCATCATTCTCTGTCCTCTGCAA